TTCCGTTTCGGCTTGCCGATGCGCCCAGGCTTCAGCTTGAGTTTCTTGCTCGTAGCAAGAGTATTGGTGAGCCGCAACGTAATGCGATCAATGGGTGGCTGGCCGGGTACAACCGTCATCTGGTCAACTGGATTCATTCTGTGTATGGGCCGGATGGGGTCAAGGCTGCTGATGCGCTATCCCGTTCTACCGCAATAAAAATGAACGAAAACGCGACTGAGGAGCAGCGGCGCGTTGAGCGCGATTTGTTTGCGTCCCTTGAGGAACAGATGGGGATGGAAGATGAGTGAATCTAGCGATAAGGAATCAACAGTGAACAAATTTCTGGTCAATTTTTTTCTGGCTGTGCTGCGAAATGACAAGGTGCAGAAGGAGATCGGAGACTTCACCAGCCGTATCGTGACGCAGAAGCTTCTGCCCTTGCTGCCCCTCGCGGCGGCGGCAGCGGCTAAGGCTGTGGTGGAGCAGATTCCGCAGTTGGCGAATGTTGCCGATGTCGTAAAGGTTGCGGATGACGTGAGGGACAACCTCAACCGGATCATTCCCGATGTGGATTTCGGCATCCCGGCTTTGGATGACCTGCTTGACTTTTGGAGGCCCAAGGGATGACCAAGCCAACCGTGGAGCCGCTAATCCCTTTGATGCCAGCCGAAATGCTTTTGGTTGCAACATCAACGATGGTTCATTTTCTTGAGCGGACAACTGACTATCCGGTTGAGAACATTGACAGTGTCATCAACACATACAGGTATGCGAGGGACAAGCATCTTGCGTCAGCCGGTTACAGCAAGGCGCAGATAAAGGCGTTCACCGAAACGGCCATCGAAGCGTTGCTGTCCTGGCTTGAGGATCGCGCAGCGGAGCGCGAGGGCGTGTCGGATGACTTCACCCGATGGGCCAGCGAGTTGCTTGCGGAAGACAACGATGGCTCTCGTTAAAAAACTGATCGTTGGAGGTTTTGCTGTGGGACTGTGGAATTGGTTGCGCCGCAATAGGATTCGGAGTCCGCTTGATGTGCTTGGGTGGGAGTTGAAGCCGGGTGCATGGTTTGAGTATTACGTCCATGACTGGATGGCACACCACAAGGTTTATGACCGCGACTCAATAACGTCGGGCATCGTTCACGGCGAAGTGACCGGCGACTACATCTGGGCTACGAGTACGCCTGAGTGGGATAGGGATTGGTTCAACATGCATGGTGTTGAGTATCCGCGTAAGTGGGTTCCGTTTCAGTTCGTTCTCGACATGGACGGCGAACCCGGCTCGCCAGTTATCCTTCCCGGCCTGTGAGCAAGAAACGTGAAACGCTTTGCCGCGCAACGGTATTGGTACGTTCAGGTGGACTGTGCGAACGGTGCGGTAAAGAAGGGCACACATACCACCACAGAAAAAATCGTTCAGCGGGTGGTGAATGGTGCGGCTGCAACGTGGTTTACCTCTGCGGAGATGGAACAAGAGGATGCCACGGATGGGTAACGGAGCATCCAAAGCTTGCGTCGGAGGAGGGATTTCACGTCAAGCCGTGGCAGCTTCCCGGCGACGTGCCGATCCTGCTGCACAAGCGCCTGAGCAGGCGATTGACCTGCAACGGATCGGGTTACGCTAGTAGTGATCAAGGAACCGAAACACACATAGAAGGACACGACATTGACTGGTCTGCCGACAACAACGGTGATTGGGACTCTGACTTCTGATCCCCAGATTCGCATCCTCAACTCAGGCAGTTCCGTTGCGAGCTTCACGATTGCTTGCAATGACCGCAGGTACAACAAGGAGTCTCAGCAGTACGAGGACGGCGACACGACGTTCCTTCGCGGCTCCATCTGGAAGCAGTACGCTGAGAACGTCGCTGAGTCACTTCGCAAGGGCGACAAGGTGATTGCCGTTGGCCGGTTGCGCCAGCGGGAGTACGAGAAGGACGGCCAGAAGCGCACCAGCTTTGAGTTGGATGTCGATGAGATCGGCCCGACGCTCCGCTTCGTTACGGCACCGACCTCGCGCACCAGTGGCGGCAATTCCCCAAAGGTGGCCTGGGGCAGCGCAACTGAGGAAGAGCCGGGTTGGTGACCGGCCTGACACCCAGTCAGGCGCGTAGCAGGGATCGGGCTGCCTTCGATGAGTTTTGGAAGGCGTACCCGAAAAAGATTGCGCCGACTGAGGCTGCGCGTGTTTTCAGCGAGATCGTTGAAACCGGCGTTGACCCAATGCATCTCATCAAGAAGGCGAGAGCCTATGCATTGACGGTCGATCCGACAGACCTGAAGTACGTTCCCTCGCCTCATTCCTGGCTTCGTCACGGGCGCTACGACGATGTCGATCTTTTCGCGAATCAGTTTGAGGCAGAGAAGGAATGGCTCAGGGAGTGCTGGCGCACTGTGAACGTCAAGGCGATTGAGAATCGCTACCACGTCACGTTCGAAAAGCAGTACCCGCCAGAGGATATGGATAACCCCAAGGCGATCAAGCTTTGGTATCAGGAGATGGCCCGTGCATGGATCAGTCAAATAGTGGAGGAGCAGATACTTTGCAGGGAATCCGCGAGCCAGCCCACGACGCTCTCGCAGAACAGTCAGTCATCGGAGCCTTGCTCCACAACGCAGGAAACTTTTCAGACCTAGCTGGGCTGAAGGCTCAACACTTTTACAACCCTGTACATGAGAAGCTGTATTCCACGATTCAGCAGATGTACAACGATGGCGAAGCTGTCGATGCCGCAACGGTTTTCGCGAAGTTGGAGAGGCTGAAGGAGCTTCGCAAGATCGGCGGCGCTTCCTACCTGGGAACGCTGCTTGAGGCTCCGATTGCTATCGGTAATGCTGGCACCTACGGGCAGATCATTATCGACAAGTGGAAGATCAGGAAGGTCAACGAGTTTGGGATCAAGTGCATAAGCATTGATGCCGATCCCGATGATGTTGATCATGCCCTTGAGTCCGTTCGTCAGTTTCTTGACAACGTCGATGATGGCCGCGACAGCCAATCTGTTGATTTCCCAGGGCTTTACGAGGCTTGGACTGCTTCTCAGGACGATGACCGGCCTGCGATTGAGACACCGTGGCTTCAGGTCAATGACAAGCTGACCGGCGGTCTACAGCGCAAGAGGCTGTATGTGGTTGGTGCCCGTCCAGGTTGCGGCAAAACTGTGCTAGGGGCGCAGCTAGCCCTGTATGCGGCACTGTCTCATCACAAGGCTCTGGTGTTTTCGTTGGAGTTGGCGAAGGAAGACTTGATGGGCCGCGTATTGGCTTGCGGCGCAAGGGTTCCCTATACGGAGATTACTGCGAAGCGTTTGACGGCAGAGTCTTCCGGCAAGATCAGCCGGTGGGTTGCCGCGAGTGCCTCTTTGAACCTTGAGGTTGACGACACTCCCGATCTCACGATTGAGGAGATCAGTCAGCGTGCCCGTATTCACAAGCAGCGCAACGGACTTGACCTTGTGTTGATCGATTACCTGCAACTGATGGAGGAGTCTCCGCACAGCGGCGAGTCCCGCGTGCAGCGTGTTGATCACATGGCGAAGAGGGCGAGGGCTATCGCACGAAACCTCGACTGCGCCGTGGTGGTGTGCGCCCAACTGAATCGCAACATCGAAGATCACGGCGGGAAGCCAAGGCTCCCAACGAAATCCGATTTCCGCGAGTCGGGCGGCATTGAGCAGACGGCAGACGCGGCGTTCATCCTCTCTCGCCCACCCGACGACAACGGTGAGGAGTCGAAGATGCCGATGATGAACTTCACCATCGTCAAGAACCGGCAGGGCACTGAGGGCACGCTGAAACTCATTGAGCGGTTTGACTTTCAGAGATTTGACAACGTCTCTTCGTACAGTTTCACCGATAACTGATGGCCGCATTCTGGCGGCGCAAGGACGAGTGGTTCTCCTACGCGGCTTGCTATGGATCGATCGATCACACTCTGCCGCCGATTAGAACAGACGGTGGGCCGGTGGCGTTGACCTTCCTTGTTAGGGCTTTGTGCAACCGCTGCACCGTTAGACCTGAGTGCGCCACTTGGGCCTACGAGGGGAGCGAGAGTGGCGTATGGGTATGCGGCACTTGGATTCCCGGCCATGATGAGGACAAGCGTTTGGCAAATGAGTTGCGGCACAGCCTCTTTCGGAGTGTTGAGCGAGAGAGGGGGGAGCGCGGTGAGGACGTGTAGGGCGCTAGCTGGAGCTAGCAGTTTAAGTAGCCACCCGGCGGCTAACCCATTTTTCGACCCTCCCGCCACCGTTTTGGTGCAGGAGTTACAAATGAGTAACGCTAGCAGGAGTTAGCGCATGGCAAGGAACAGGCAGTCAGCAAAGAAGGCTGGCACAGCGTTTGAAACACTCATCTCAAATTATTTACGAGATGCGTTGGGAGACAGCACCATTCAGCGTGCCCCTCGTTGGGGTTCGTTGGACAAGGGCGACGTGGTTAACGTAAAAATCGACGGCCACCCGATTGTTATACAAGCTAAAGACGTTGCTAGACAGGCTCTTCCATCTTGGACTGAGCAGGCTAGGGTTCAGAGTCGAAACGCCTCAGCCTTGGTTGGTGTGGTTGTTCATAAGCGGTTCGGTACTACTGACCCGGCGCGACAGTGGGTCACTTGCACGTTAGAAGACCTAGTAGCACTTATCACGAAAGTGCGCCAATCACCTTGCGAGGGAAGGGAATCCAATCAGTGACTTCTTATGCGGCTGACTTAGAGTTTATCGACGGCGGCGTTGAGGACTGGCGACAGGGCGCACCATGCGGAACGGTCGATCCCAATCTCTTCTTCGAACAGGCAGAAGATGACGATGCCTCTACGGAGATGGCTAAGACAATTTGCCGGGGATGCCCAGTTAGCGAGCGGTGCCTAGACGAAAGCATGCTGCTGCGCGAGGAGTACGGAATCTGGGGCGGCATGACACCCGACGAGCGCACCGCATACCGGCGAACCTGGCTGCGCCTCAAGGGCGGCAAGTCAGCCGTCAAGGGCATGCGAGAGGGCCAGGGAATCCTCATCCACGATCCATCCATCGACCGGCGATACCAAGCAAGGCTCCGCGCAGCACGCAGATGCCTAGAACTTCTGTTGCAGGAACACACAATTCAGCGCAGGCAGGACTACATCCAGGTTCTAGACCTGATCGTCGCAAACCCATCTCAGGGCAGCGAGGTACTGGCACGCCGACTGGGCCGCTCACCAACATGGTTCAACACCATGAAGCGAGACATCTACGCGCACTTCGGAATTGAGGAAAACTACTACGAGGACGAGGAGCGGAAGGCGTGAAGATCGAAGACCAGCCAATCGGCACCGTGAGGGTAAGCAACAAATTCGGAACCGTCGCCGTCTACGTCAAGACTCACGACAACGCATGGCATTGCGGCTACGTCGATCCCAGCGGAAACGAATACCCGCTCTTCCCGTCCAGGGAGGTCAGCGACAACGTGGCATGTTTTCATTCGCGCATTGTGTTCATGCCGGAATCGGTTGCGTAACAACATGAGTGATACAATTAAGTCGGAGGAAGCCAGCGCAGTCGAGGTCGCTCCTGCGCTCACCCCCCGGTCTGATCTGCCGCAGTCTCCCGCGTGCAGGCCGGGGGGTTCTCCATATGTAGAGAAGCGGGACGAAATCGATGACCTAGTCGATGAGGCACTCGCGAAAGGCCCACGGGCAAAAGGGATTCTGTTGTGTCCGCACGGCTGCGGCCACGAATGGCATGGACTGCAAAACGAAAGCTTCTGCCAGGGGTCGCACATCTGATGGCCGACATGGTCAACAAGCCAGCCCACTACACGCGGCACCCGTCTGGCATCGAAGCAATCACCATTACTGAGCATTTCGGGTTCTGCCTGGGCAACGTGATCAAGTATTGCTGGCGTGCGGAATACAAAAACGGTCTAGAGGATTTGCGGAAAGCTGAGTACTACATCAAAAGGGAAATCGCGAAAAGGGAAGCGGCGCAATGAGGTACGGACACAAGGCTTGGATCGGCTTAGGCATCTACCTGGCAATCGTTGAGATGTTTGCGCCACCCGGCGAAACACTTTCCGAAGCAATGGATGACTGGTTGCAAAACAATCCCGGTAAAGCGTTGTCCTACACGGGAGTTGGCGTGACGGCGCTGCACCTAGTGAATTTCATTCCGCAGCAATTCGATCCGATACACCGCATGTTTGTTCTGAGAAAGTACCTGCAACGGATCGGGATACGCTGATTTCTATGGCAGCAAAAATTGCAGTACTCGACATCGAACGTCAATCCGGTGTCGCAGATGGCATTTGGGCGTTGCGCCAGAACGGGTGGCTCAACCCAGGACAAATCATTGAACAGCCAAGAACCATCTGCTTTGCATGGAAATGGTTGGGAGACAAAGAGGTTCAGTTCCATGCCGAATGGGACAGGGGCGCTAAGGCAATGGTCAAGAAGGCTCACGCCGTCATGGACGAAGCGGACTACATTGTCGGCTGGAACTCAAAGTCCTTTGATGTCAAGCACTTACGCTCCGCAATGATCATGCACGAACTGCCGCCGCCAAGCCCACACAAAGACATCGACTTGATGGTTCAGGCAAAACGGCACTTCTCATTTCTCTCCAACCGAATGAACGAAGTTGCAAGGAATCTTGACCAGAAGGGAAAGATCGCCACGGGCGGCAGCGATCTGTGGAGGAAGCTCCGCACCGCCAAGGGCGAAGAGCTATGGGACGCAAGGAATCTCATGGCTGAGTACAACAAGCGTGACGTGGAATTGACTGAGGAGCTTTACGGGCTGATGCTGCCCTGGTGTAGCGGCATCAACATCCCGCTGTACCGCGAGGGCGAAGAGGTAGGCCCGTTCTGCTCTGCATGCGACTCCGACAACATTCAGTACCGGGGATACGCCCGTACCACTACGCGAACCTACAAGAGGTTCCAGTGCAACGAGTGCGGCAAGTGGGGCAAGGAAAACAAGTCTCTCGCAACAACTTTCGGCTCACCGCTTCAGTAACACGGGAAGGTAATCATGTTTGATCGCGTAAAAGTAGAAGACTATCCGCTCGTCATGGAGCTTGAGGAAGTCTTCTGGCATGAGATCGACCGCCAGTTCATGGACGGCGAAATCGACGGCGGCACAATGGATTCCGCTTACGTCGATGCTGTATCGGGAGAGATACAGGGACGGCCAGACGTTATGAAGGCGCTCATCAAGGTGCTGGAAGCCTACTGGGCAGAGGAGGGAAGATAAGTGTTGCCTTGGACTTTCGAGCCGATGGAGATGTACGCAGAAAAAACTTGGGAAATCTATGACCCAAACATGGCTCGCGTTGTGGCTGTCTTTCACGACAAGAGGGCAGCGAAGCAGTACCTGAAGTACCTGAACGGCAAGCAGGACAAAAAGCGAATTGCCAAGCGCGGCAGCACAATACGATCACACCAGGGAGATTCGTCACTGTGACGGAATGGAGAAAAATACCGGGCCTGCCGGATCGATTCGAAGCGTCTGATCGCGGTGAAATCCGCACGCTTCCGTATCGCACAAAGGTCACCCGAAAGAACGGCCAGGTTCTCATGCGGCCAGTAGACGGCAAGGTTCTCCAGCCGCGCTTCACAGGCAGGAAATCAAAGGGGCACCCGACAGTCACCATTGCCGGTGAAAGCACCAAGGGAACGAAGCTTGGAGAGATGCGGGTGGCGCTCCTCGTCTGCCGCGCATTTCATGGATGTCCTTATGACCCAGGCGATCTCAAGGGCTGCCAGAAGTATCGCGTCCTTCATATCGATAGCGATATAACGAACACTGCGCCGTCGAACCTGAAGTGGATCGGCAGCAAGGGATGCGGAGACACAGAATACACGCAGCTATACGAGCGCAACCTTCGTCGCCTTGAGCAAGACAGGAAAGACCCAAAGGCTTGGATCGCAAGGGTTTTCGGTGAAGAACTAGAACTTGAAGAGTGCGACTCTTGACATGCCAACGTCTTCCAACAAAAACAATCCGCGCTCACTGGGCCGCAGAGGAATAAGGTTCAAGAGGGCCAAGACGAGAGTGCTTGCGGCAAGCCAGATTTGCGACGAGTGCGGCGAGTTCATCGACCTCGCGCTCAAGTGGCCCGATCCCCATTCGCCCACCGTCGATCACATCATTCCGGTCAACGAACTGAAGTGGGATGACCCACTCAACTGGGATGTAAACAACCTTGTCCCTTGCCATTTGGTGTGTAACCAACGTCGCGGAGGGAAGAAGAAAAAACCTGAATCACATCCCCGCTCGCGGGACTGGTTCTCCTGAATCTGCTGATACAATTAAGGCAGGGAGATACCCCAATTTGATTGCGCCGCAAAGGATTTGAGAACAAGGTGGCACCCAGGAAGAAACCCGCAGCATCACCGGACGCAGCGCCCCAGAGCGAGCCGGTGAAACAGGAAGAGCAGGACACCCCAGTGGTGGTAGAGAAGCCGGTGTTCCCAACGCCGCAGTGAGCTAGACCCGAAACAGGTTGAGCTACACTGACTTTGAAAGGGCCGCAACATGTTTGGCTTCCGCAGTCGCGTACTGGAGTCACTTGAATACATCGAAATCAAAACCATTGGGCTTCAAATCGAAGTCGCCCGAACAGAAAGATATCTGAGGATCATCATGTCAAACCAAGAAGTCTTCGACGCTTACGCAGCGCGGATCGCAGACCAGAACAGCCAGATCAAGGCTGCCGTCTCCGCTCTCGTCGCTGAGTTGGCGAACCTCAAGGCCGGTGCAGAGGCTCCGCTCGACACCGCGAACATGGATGCCGCCATCGAACAGTTGACCGCCGCTGTCGATGAGGTAGAGGCCATTCCGGCACCGCAGGTTACCCCTGAGCCGGTGCCGGTAGAGCAGCCGGTTGAGGTCGATCCCCCAGCCGCTGCCGACGCGGGAGAGTAGAACCCGGCACCGCCCTGACCTGCGGAAACAGGATATTAGTTAGACTAACTAACTAATTTTTGGGCAAAAAAAAAGAGACTCCTCCGGCAGTTAACCCGCCGGGGGAGTCTCTTCTTTTTGTCTCCTTCCCTACATCACTCTCGTAGTCAAATGGTAACCGCGACAACGGCATTCGTAGATGTCGGGCTGAATCTTGCTGACACGCTTACCTTTTCGCTTCGAAAGATTCCTGCTTGTCACACTCATCGATGCAGCGCGAGCCTCACGGCGCGAGGTGAACCGCTGCTTGAACGGTGTTGGGCAATCACTCATCTTCCTTCCAGTTCTCTCTTGTGTTGTTGATCCGATGAACACGCTTCACCTGTTCTGGGTAGAACGAGCGCATCATCACCCGATTGGCCTTGCCACCAACGAAATTCAGAACCAGACGGCCCTCGCTGGTGGTGTTCGCGTTGACGAAACGGAATCGCCCACGCTTGCCAAAGATTGACACCTCAGTGCCTGGTGTCAGCTTCCTTCTGTTGATGAACACAGCTTTCGAGCAGACGTTAGCGTCCACCTCATCGATGCCATCACTCACTGTCACGCCCGTATGCGTACTCCTCGTACTCAGCGTCCGCTTGATCCTGGCGGCGGTAGAAGTTGTAGCAGCCTGGGCATAAACCCATGTGCCGCAACGCTTTTACCGGCCCGTGATACTCGCACTCCTCGCCGTCGCAATCACGCCATTCAGACGCAACGCTAGAGCGAAGCTCTTCGATCTCACGTTCAAGACTTGCGATCTTGTCGTACTTCTCCTTCTCCCAGACAACGTGCATGATCTCCATCTCATCCTGATCGGATGGATCGAAATCCACACCTGGAACCCAGCCATCACCACCATCGTAGTGATCCTCATGCATGGGCACTGTATTTCTCCCTTCCAATTGTGTTGTGTAACAAGGCATCACATTGAATACCTCACCCAACGCACAGACCCGAAAGCCTGTGCGCTGGAGCGGAACTCAATCACCACATGTTGTGCCGCCGAAAGCTGCCATCAATATTGATGACCACTACACGGCTGCACGTCGGGCAAATCGCATTCCTGCCATCGGAATTCGATTCACTGCTTGAACCAGGGCAGCGAACCTTGCCATTCGGCTCAGGTATCTCGTTGCCGTTCTCGTCGGCACCAAGCTCTTCAAAGAACTTGATATGAGCCAACTTTGGGTTTGTATGCACACGCCGCCACACCGTAATGCCGTGGGAGGTATGGCTGATGCGTGCATACTCGCGCTCCCCGCATGCGCCGCAGTACCCGGTGGGCATTGCAACGTACTCATGCTTGATGCGTGCCTGGTTGCGTAACTCGTCGGCGTACTGACGGGCTGCCTTGTCCCAGTTGTTGTTTCGATTATCTTGTGCAGGCTCGCTATGCGTGTAGTTAGGTGTCTCAAACTCGCCGCGAGCATGCCGCCATGACACTTCGCGCTTGGTTGCATGGTTGTAGGCGCGACTCAAAGACATTGCTCTCGCAATGCGGTGATAGTCAGCCCTGTCCATGTTCCCAAGCCATTCATCAGACAAACCAAAGTTGCGTCTGATTATGCCTCCGTATGACATGACATTCCCTTTCCAATCGTGTTGTGCGAGAAGCAGTCTCGCGCTGTGCCCTAGCGGACAAAGAGGAGGGCATCCACCGTGAATGGATGCCCTCCCCTCAACCTGCTAGGTCAATCAAGAAGGTTCGATGCACGCTCCAGGTCATCAAGCCGCTGCGAAGCAGCCGCAAACAACTTGGTGCGCTCATTGATCTCCCGCGTCAGCGTCTCCATCTCCTTGCGGAGCGTGGCTTGCTGCTGACGCAAGATCAATTGCAGTTCACTGACTGAGTAGCCCAGATCGCGAAGTACCTTGTCAGACAAAGACATTGAAACGATCCTTCAGTACGTCGCGGATCACCTTGCAGCGGTTCTCCGAAATCCGAAGCTCTGTCCCTGCATTGATTCTCCACCTGTCGGCGTGCCGCAGTTCTTCGCGCAACTGCTCCTCAGTCATCTCTTCCAGCGGATAGTATTGAACCACCGTTGTTTCCCTTCCAATCGTGTTGAACCACAGTCGGTTTGACTGCTTAGGTTGTACCCAAGCGGGTTGGGTACAGCCTGAGCGGCCCTCCTATCTGTGACGGCGCAAAGCGCCAGCACTAGTAATCATCACCATGCGATTGCAGTGAGGGCACGCGACTTTCTCCCCGGCGCATGCAGCGCCGCGAAGTGCTCGCGTACCTGAACCCTTGCAGGATTCATGTCGCACCCTTTTGTTGACAGCACTTGGAAAGCACCGCTTACAAAGCCGATACCCAAGTGCCACAACATGATCCAGTGATTCGGCAGATAGCTCGACAAGCCAAACCCATTTCGTGCGGTCTGACAATGTCGAACACTTCGTGTGTGAATGCAGGCTGCCGCCTGGGACATGAAAGTACCTCGCCCAGTTATGCAGTCTCCACACGCTGCGCGACTCCAGCAGCGAGGACAGAAGCTTCCCGTCCTTCGCTAACTCGCTTTCCAGCTTGTCGTGCGCCTTAGCGAATAGCTTGAAACTGTCGGTTCCAAACTCTGAATAACCCACTGCCGCTTAGGCTTTGGCCGCTAGTTCAGCCCACTCTTCGGCTGCGTTCGCGGCGGCTACCATCGGGATCACGTCGCCCATGTCCTTACCGAAACGCATAAACCGTTCTGCGCGTTCAGTATTCAGCGGACACAGATCAGCGTCAGCCATCATCTGGTACAGCCTCACGTCTTCTTCGATGGGCAGGATGATGTAGGTGTGCAGATCGGAGTACGCAATGTATGCGTTGCGCCCCTCCCACCGCTCCCAGTTGGAGAGCAGTGAGTCAGCCCTCTGCTCCTCGTCGGGCACACCAATCGCTAGGGCGAGCGAACGCAATGCGTCCTCGCCCTCTGCGTCTGTGGAGTGCCACTTAGCCATCCGGCCATTGTCGAATACGACAGTGACTTCTGCTGCCATTACTCTTCCCTTCCAATTGCGTTGCCACACACCGGGTCTGGGGTGTGGTCAACGTGTGCATGCCAGGAGTCGAACCTGGAGCAACGATGAAAGCTGTTGCAGCCCAATGCATGCACCACCTACTGCTAGACGGTGATCAGTGCCGGTCGATCAAGCACCGTCGCCACAGCCGTCAACATCTGGCTGTCGGTTTCCGCGAAGTCGCCGCGAATGGCACGGTCATAGACCCGCTCCAGACGCGACACCGAACGCACAGGTGCGTAGTGGTGCTGGTAGGTGTTAAACGCCTGTACAGCACCGAACACCGTTCCGTTCCACTGCGCTGACATCGGGTCAGACGTGTAAACGGAATCGATTGCGTCCCTACGGTTTTCGGTCTTCGTGATCTTCGCCTTTGTCGAACCGTCAACTGCTGGCGGTTCGATGATGTCCAGCACCTTGATCCACTGCGGACGAGTCAGCTTGATGCCGATCAGTTCGTGAACGTAATCGGTCATTCCTTGCGCTGACTGGTCAAGGATCGAAAGTGCCTGTCGCACACCGGAAATGGTGTCAACGGACATCGACTGCGAGGTGTGCTTCACCTTGTACTGACGCTTGGCATCACGCGCCTGCTTGTGCAACGAGGTGAACATGTTGTCGCACTTGAGGATTCGATTGAAGGCACTGTAGCTAGTGGCGACAGAGCCATCCATCGACGTGTGTGCCAGCAGGAACGGCCAGAAATCCAGGCCGCTCTTGCCGTCGTGCAGCGTCTCGTTCAGACCGATCTCGACGGCGGCTTGCGCTCCGTTCTTGAGGGTCAGTGCCGACAGGATTTGTAGCGTGTCCTGCAACACATTTGAGACGTAGCGGATCAGCCACACCTTGTAGTCATGGATACGGTAACTGGCTTTGTGCCTACCCAGTTCAGTGAAGTCATCACTACGCACGATGCCTTGAGCGTCATGTGTCACAACGATTTTCACTGGAGTCATCACTCCCTCTTTGCCGATGGGGATGTGGATGTCCGCATCCTTGGCTTTGCAGGGGATGAAGTTGCCGGTAGGCACTGAGATGGCTTCCCAGTTGAAGAGAAGCTTCTCGACTTCGCCCACGGGGATTGGGCCGGGGAATGTCGGCAGGGTGCCGTCAGTCTGTCCGATCCACCCGCTGCGCTTATCGGTGTTGCCGATGATTGCGCGTGCGATTTGTGTACCCATTTGTGTTTCCCTTTCATTGTGTTGCCACAAATCCCTTGCGGCGCGGGTCATTCCACTGGTTGTAGTGAACCAGCAAAACGAAGCAGGGCCGGGGAGTTATCCCTGCTTCGCCCAATCGGTTCACTCCGATTGTACTGCTAGTGACTGACTATTGCTCAGACGAGCAAGACTCGAGTCTCGTTGTGCCGCAAGGCTTTACGCCTCGTCAACACTTTCGATGTTGTAGTCCTCCCAGTAGCCGATGTCGATGGCATCTGAGATGTAGTCACCCAGGTTGTTGTC